GACCCTATTAAAGTTTTTGTCCTCATTAAAATCGTCGAAATAAGGACTTACGTTGAGGTTTGTCTCTTGTGGCATGTCTTTAGAACTCTAGAACGATTTTAATGTCTTCTTTCTGAGTGGCACTACGTTGAATAGCGGCCCTGTTATCTATGTATAAGACATCTCCCGAATATTTTTTAACTTCTGGAGGTGCTACACCTTCAACAAAATTCTGACCCAACTGTACTAATGCACTACCGATGGTTGTTGCAGTGCCTGGAGTTGCGGCGGTTCCAAAACTGGTTTCAATACCCAGAACCGATCCAGAAGTTTGTCCATTAATACTGTAACTTCCACCAACTCCAATCTGTGATGTGAAATCCACCATTCTATATCCATAAGCAGTAGATGCTAGTCCAACAGGATTGTAAACTTTTAAAACACCAGTTGCACTATCCCAATTTGCAACATAACCAACAGCTGTAGATCCAACTCCGATGGTTTGATAGACTGGAGTATCTACAGTGTAAACAGTATTTGAAATATCTCCACCAGAGTATGATTTCAGTTTCAGTGCAACAAGGGCACTAGCTCTTGAAGATTGAAGAATGCTCCCTGATGGTGTAGTTGGATTTTTAACCACTCCAACTCTTGCAAAATCATTACCAGTAATAAAATCAGGGTTAGCTGAATCATTTTCAAATCTAGAGTATAGGAGAACTCTAAAGGCACCAAGTTCACGATACACATCATATCCATGGCCACCTGGGGGTGGAATAACAACTTCAAATTCTGCAACCGAAGTAGTTCCAACACCAACTGCAGAAAGTCCAGAAATTGGGCCACCAGTTTCGGCACCAGGAGCACCAGGGAAGAAATTAATTACACCCTTTGTATATCCTACGCCACCATTTGTTACAGTAACACTACTCACTTTACCTTGTGAATCAACACTGATTGAGGCCTTTCCTCCAGTTCCATCCCCAAGAATAGGAATATTGTTAAATGTTGTGGAAATTGGTTGATATCCACCACCAGCATTAACGATCAGTGCAGTTTCAATTTTTCCATCAACTGCAGCGTTCTTAACATCATTTGTATCACCTGTTCCCCAATCATTTGGAACAGGAACATAATCAATGGAATCAAATTTGATAATATCACTGGGGTTGATGGTATACATGTATTTCCAGAGATATCCATCTCCAGAACTACCAGCAGCTTTTGGCTCTAAATCTGTAAATGTTGGTTCATCTAAAGATTGTCTACCAGTTGGACTTGATGGAGACTGTCCATTATTAACACAAAGATAAACTTTGAACTGGCTGTTTACAACATAGTATTTTGCATCATACAGATTGGTAGAGGAGGTTTGAGGTGAAAGATTATCTCTGGTGTAGTTATGTTTGTACATCTCATAGACTGTGCCCGCAGTCCATGTGTACTTTCTAACCATTCGTTTTACATCACCAGTGCCCAATTTTTTAAGGGCAATCATTGTATCATGAACGTCATTATATTGTTTTAGTCCATCTTTCGGAGCTGGAGTGTTGGTATTCCAGTCCGTAGTTCCATATCCAGGCCCAACATCTCCATATCCCAACCCATGATCACCAGAGTTGGGAAGACCTAAAAACGTATAGTATGAATTTGCGGTATTAGCCACACCAGCCACAAAATTTGCGGCATTCAAAATCCTAAATTGATCAGAGATAATCGCGGGCATTTTACTATGAGTTTTTTATAGATTTATTTATGTTGTCTGATCCAGATCACTCCAGTTTTGTCTCAAAGGAAGATTACGTTGTACAACTGGAGATGTGGACAGACCAGCGAATCCATTGGTTGTTTGGGCGACAAATGCCCTTGGATTCAATGAATCTCTGGAGAAGTTGTAAACTCTTCCCCAACTATATTTACCAATTCTAGGAGTAAAACTAGTAGTTGCAATTCCAGTGATACTTCTCACGTTTGAGTAAACGGTAACAATTCCACTATTAGAAGAAGAAACAAAGTCTGCTTTATAAACATTATCTAAGAAAGTAGTTCCAATTCCAATCACTTGATCAGAAATCGTAATCGATGTGCAAGCATTACCAACAAAAGAATTAGAAATTGTATAGTAATCACCAGTATTAATTCCTGATTTTGTAATATTATTAAATGCAGCTTGATCAAGATATGAATCGGAATCTAATTCAAAGATTACCATTGGTTTATCAGTACCAATACCAGTTGATGAAGTTGCAACACTAACAACATCACCATAGTCACCTTCAACACTAACGGATAAAATTGTTTCTTTTGTTACTGGCTCAGTATCAATAAGAACCTCAACATTTGCATTTGGATTATAGCCAAAACCAGGTTCATCAATATTGATCCCAGTAACTTGACCATTAGATATGGTTGCAGTTCCAGCAGCAGAAACTGTTTCAAACTCACTGGAATAGATACTTGATGACAATCCAACTGCTATCAGTTTGTTATCACCAAATGCAGTGTCATTGAAGTCATTACCAGATCCAATATGTTTCTTATACCAAGTGTTTGTATCTGTGGAATTTAGGACCATTCCTGATTGGCCAATTGCAACCCAAACATTATCTCTAAAATCAATATTATTAAGATCAAAAGTAGATCCTGCGGAAACCACAGACCAAGTTAATCCATTATTCACAGATTTGATGATTGTTCCACCAACTCCAACTCCAATCCACTTACCATCAGCATACTTAATACCGTTAAGTTTGGTTGTTATAGATGAAGTTGAAACACCAGAGAAAGTTTGACCATTGGTTGATCTCAGAATGGTTCCGTTATCACCCACAGTTACAAATACATTTCCATTGGCAGAAACACCATTAAGATTTTGTGAGGATTGTTTAGTTGTAACTTCAAAAGCAGTACCAAATCCAGCATAACCAGACACGGTAAACATAATTGTGCCAGCCGCACCAACTGCAACTCCAATATTATTTCCAAATGCCACATCATTAATATTTTGGCTGACTGTTATGTTATCCCAGAATATAAGAGGGAATACATTGCGTCTTCTAAATGTTGTAGAAGGAGAGAAAGTTAATCCATCGGTAGAGAATCCACATGTTCCAGAGGCACCAACAACAACCAAATGAGTTGTCATTCCAACTATGGCATTGAGGTCACCAAATGTTGTTGAATTTGGACTATTTGACCAAGAAACACCAGATGTAGAAGTGTTGATACCTGTTGTGCTACCAACAGCAACGAACATTCCATTAAATCTTTCAATTCCTTGATAATTAACATCCGTGTATGATGTTCTTTGTGTCCAGGTTCTACCAATTTCTCTAATTTGTGCGACAGATGAGGCAAAGGAAACAGTGGGTGGATTGATGTATCCCGATCCATTATCCGTAACCACAGGACTTACAATAGTTCCTCCAACAGATACAGATACCGTTGCATCGGCTCTGTCAACATTATTTTGTGCAATAATGTCTACACCAAAATCACCAGGTACTTCATTTCTAGTTGATCTGTTATCCAATGCACTGAAGATTGGGAAAGCATCAATAACATAGAAGAAGTTTGATGTCAATCCGACATTCTGAATAATATTGGTTGTTGGTACTATATTGGATGAATAATTTGTTCTTGACTTAGATAGTGCCTGATTATTAAGTATCAGATCACTCTTCTGTTTAGTCCATGTCAGAGGTCTAACAAAAGATCTATCAGGATTAATTCCTGCACCACTATAGAGATTAGTTTGTACTTTTTGTACACCAGTAATTGATGTAACCTTTCTTTCTTTTTGTTGTAAAGAATTTACTTTTCTTTCAAGTTGTAATGTGTCGCCAACCTTAATAGTGGCAAATGGAGTTCCATCATCAACGTCAGAATTAGAACCTCTAAAGAATAACAACTGCAATTTACTTCCTGCCTTTGGAGGCTCAGTAAATGTCATTTGAGTTCCACCATTGAACTCGTAGGCCTGACCTGGTTGTTGAAGAATATCATTAATGAACACCAACAGGTTGTTTGCTGGTTTTACAGTTGTATCATTTGATCCAATGTTAATAATATCCTTATTAATTGTTGTTTTTGTCAGGGTAAACGTAGTTTGACTACCATCAAATTGATCTTCAAAACTATCAAGTTCCAGTAATTGCCCGAAACTAAATCCAGCAAAACTATCATTGTAGATTGAAGTGACTGTTATAGTATGTGGACTAAAACCACCAGATCCTGTGGGGATTCCAACAACCGTTAGAACTTCTCCGTTTTGATAACCAATGCCAGCATCATCGACTTTAAAGTCTACGATACTACCACCAGTTCCAACAACAACTGAGGCCTTAAATCCACTTCCACTGCCACCACTATATGTCATTTTTTCATATCCAGTTCCAAGTCCAACAACAATAAATGGTGGAGTTGTACTTGCATAACCAGATCCACCACTAACTGTGGTGATACCAGTGATTGTTCCAGCAGAACCAACGGTGGCTTGAAGCACAGCAGTCGATCCAATACCCAATGGATTGAAGACTTGAATATCAATGGGTGCAGATCTATATCCAGATCCACCACCAGTTACAATTACACTTTCAATGGCTCCAGCACCATTGATGATTGCAGTAGCTGCTGCAGCAACCAAGGGTTGATAATTAGTACCAAAACCAATAGTGTAATTTTCAACAATACCACCTCTAGGAAGATTTTCTCTGTTAGTGCCAGTGAAAATAACAGATGCTCCGATACCTGGATCTAATCTCTCCTGCATTACAAAATCAATTAGTGGTCTTTGATTCATATTATTAATCAATATGATACCCTGATTGACTACTTCTCCGCCGCCACCAACTGTGGTAACAATACCAGTGACATCTTGGCTATCTTGGAGAAGAGTAAAGGTTTTTCCGATTCCACTAAAGTTTTGAGAAATATCATCAAAGATAAAGTTTGTAGTTGGATCCTTTCTGTTGAATACTCTTCCTTGGAACGTGGAATTTGTTCCGATTCCAGGTTGTAGAGTTGTTACTCCAACTTTACCATAAGGAGGTGTTACAAAGTGAATTACATCTTTTACAATATGGAAACTTCCTCCTCTCATTGTTACAGCTGCACCAACTGTATGGGCGGCCGCCACACTGCCAAGAACTCCACGTTCCACTTCAAGAACATTTGTTGATCCTAAACCAACTGTAGAAATTCTCATTATCTCATTGTCAATGTTCAAGAGATTATTAACCGAAATAGAAGTAACACCAACAACTTTTATGGTTGTTGAACCAACTCCTACAGCTTCGTCTAGTGCAACATCAACTGTTCTTCTAAAGAGTGGTGGTTGGATTATTTCATCAATCTCAATAATAACTCTGTCATCTGGACGCAAAACATCCAACGAATGTGAGGTTCCAGATCCAACACTTCTAAAGGATAAGGCATTTCCTGACGCTGCAGCAGTGGCTAATCCAGCCAGTGACAGGAAATTATTGTTCACTTTGATAACATAAACCTCAGATGGTAAGAAATTTGTTGAGACCCCACCGAGAACAACGTTAGTTGTATCAATACCGATTCTATTGTTTCCGTAAGCGCCAGAAGGATCATACTTAACTCTTTCACCTGTTTGGAAGTTGTGATTGTTTATTCTAAGTAAAGAAGAACCGACAGAAATAACATCACTATCAGATCCATCAAAGACCTTTGTAAAGAGGGGAATACCATCAGATAACAGCTTAAAGCTTGTCAATCCAACATACTTTGCAGATGTTGTAGTTCCAATACCAGTGAATTGTGGAGAGATGTCATCAATAAGATCAACTTTATTTGTTATGATGTTAATGAATGATGTAATTTTTTTGTTTTGGAGAGTAATAAACTTAGAGGTTTCTCTTTCTACACCTTTCAAGAAGGTTTTGATGGTTTCCTCTCCGGCCAGGTCAAAATCAGTTTTGGTAAAGAATGATTCTTCATTATCAACATTCACTGTTAATGAAGTATCGGATTTTAATTCTTTTGTTCTCAGGTCATTACTTCTTGCAAATCCAGCAGTGCTATTTGATCTGATTATGAGATCTGAAAAATTCTTGTATCCTGTTGTATGTACAAGACTATCAACGGATGTTTTCCAAGTATCGTATGGAACCTCACTCTTTAGAGAGTAAGAGAATGCTTGATAGTAATCACTATCAGTTATCTTTTGATAGTCATCATTCAGTTTTCCAGTATCCTTCTTCCATCCCTGAACTCTGTCAGCAAAATAATCTGTCTTAAAGAACGATTTTCTAGAAATTACATTACGAACAGTTGCCTGAGCAGAAGATAGTTGTCCTTTTATGACATCACCAATTTTAATTTCGGATGTTGTTGATCTAATTCTGAGAGTATTTGTGACAGGATTAAATCCAGAATTTGCCAATACGAAGGCTTTGCCATTTGCACCATATGTGAGTCCTTCACCATCAAAGAATGGTTCTGGTATTAACAATGCAGTAAATGTAGGAAGATCTTTCTGTCTGATTACTCTACCAGCAGAAGTATCTGGATTATATGTTCCACCTGTCGTACCCAAACCAGCAATAGAGTATGTAATTTGAGAGGAAGATGGATTTCTTGTTTTTACAGTAAAGAAGGTATAGTCATAGTTTTCGGAGTTGTATCCACCAGTTGAAGAGAATGTAGTTTGAGCTGTTCCAACTCCTTCGACAAATATTCTATCTCCAACAGAGAATGGGAAGTCGCTTCCATCCGATTTCCAACCGTTTGTTGGTTGTTCCAATGTTACAAAGTTAGTGTCTCCATTAGAACTTGTTGAAACAATACCAATACCATTTGTATTGTTGATAGCAACAATTCTTGGTGGGGTGGGAACTTCATTAAATCCTCTACCAGCAGTTTCAACTGTGACTTGGCCAATTCCCGTTCCAGATAAAGTTGCTGTCAATACAACATCGTCACGACCAGGAATAATCAAGTCTGGAGCAGTAACGTAATTTCTTCCAGCGGTAAGAACACCAACTTGTGACATAGCAAAGTTGTTACTGATAGTAATAACTGTTGGAATATCAACCGTTGGTTGAATTGATTTGTCGGAAGGATAATCATATCCAATTCTAATCAAATCTACATTATTTGGTTTACCAATTCCATTGTCATAGATTCGCAGTAATGCATTTTCTCCGCTTGTGGTTACTATTGTAGATATTCCTGGGTTCTGTTTATAGTTGACACCAGGGAAAGTAACAAAGATGTCATGAATACCACCAGTTGCTGTTTTAGAATTTGTGGTGTAATTAAACGTGGTTATTCCAGAAGTAGTATATGGAGTAAATTCTGGTTTTTCAGCTGTCTGATATACAAACTCCGTGCTATTTGAAGTAGTTGTTATACTAAATGTTCCAGAGTAAGTACTTGGTGTTACGATAATTTTTGATCCAGATTTTACACTATTATCTGGCCCAGCTTCTCTTCTCTGCGAATCAATGGTCGTTAAGTTTGTTGGGGTTAACTTGTAATACAGTGGGGTTGGCGTATTCTCACTCAATTTAAGTGTAACCTTAGCCCCAGGGGTTCCAGGAGTTCCAGATCTTATAATTTCAGTAGAAATACCAACACCCTCAAATCTAGTAACGAAATTTTGATCCTCAAAGAACTCTAATTTGAGATCAGTCAAAGAGTTATCAGAAACTGCAAATCCAATGGAGTTTCCTCTAACAGCTACAATATGTGGATTAATTTTTGCAATTTTGTGAACTCCACTTCCAAAACTGTTTATTCCAATATATGATCCACCAGGAGTGGTTGAATCCGAATAGTTAGTAGATAATCTGAATTTATCATCATTTATTTTTTTAATGTAATATTCTCCACCATCGACCAAAGGTGTAACTACGGAAGATCCAGATCTATAAACGATTTTGTCCCCAGAAACAAAACCATGACTGGAGGACGTTATTACAGAATTTGTAGATCCAACACCAATTACAGATGAAGATGATGATAAGTAAGTTGGTGTGGTAATTGTCTTTCTTGACAACAAATCATATTCAATTTCCGTTGATATTGTTTTATTTGGTAAAACATTAACTTTTACTTTATCGCCAGTATTGAGAACATGTGGTTGCGTTACTTTAGCCGTAACATCATATCTCTTTACTGTTCCAACATATTCTATTTCAGTCGTAGTAAATGAATGGTCAACATCACTACCAATATTTGAGAAGTACAAAGAAGTAGTAGTACTACCAATTCCAGATAATGTTGTTGATATACCTAAAAGATTATTTGATTTCTTAACAGCATATACAATTTGATCATCTACTAGTTGGAAAGTATCACTTAAGGCCAAATCATTGGCAACTGTCATTCCAAATCCAGTAGGTCCAACGTTATATTTTATTGCTTGACCAGTTACAAAATTATGATTTGTAATTGTGATTGCATTATCAGCTGTTGATCCTGGTGGTGGTAGTTGATGATCACTTAAAATAGTGCCATCTTTTGCCTTTACTCTAACTACGATTGTAGTGCCAATACCAACAACAGTTTTTACAACCTCAGCTGTTCCAAATCCTATTGTAGACTGAGGATTGAAGACAATTTTAGAGTTTTTGGGAGTTGATAAATCTGTCTTTAATCCAACCTCAAAACTAAATGTTCTTTGGTCAAGAGAAACTGGAGATCCTTGGAAATGCGATCCTGCAAAACCAGCTTGTCTACGAACTCTGTATAGATTTTTTGGCCTGTCAATAAAGAGGATGGATAATCTTTCTGTTCCTATCCCAATAATATCATCTACCTGAATTGCATCATTATTTGGAGATTGTTGTAGGGTTATTGTTGTGGTTATTCCTGTTTCTGCGATAGTCAGTAATCCACTATCTAATTTGGAAGTTACTGTGGAAACAGAAATTGTTCTAGAACCTTCTATAAAAGAAAGTTGTCCTGTTCCAACTCCACTGATTACAATAAGATCATTATTTTTTAATCCATGTGCTGTAGTAGCGATTCCTGTTACGACATCATTGGAATAAACAAAACTTACATTTGGTACAGTTTTAATATTGTATGATAATGTAGACAGACCTTTTCCAACTAAATTGCGTACTTTGGCAGCTGCACCATTTCCAAAAGAATTTAGATTATTAAATCTAATCTGTTCATTTACTTTGTAATTTTGGCCTGGAAGTATAACACTGACAGTATTAATTCCACCATTTTCTATGCTTCTTACAATTAACTCACTATCTTTTAGTTGATCAGTAACCAGATAATTGTATTCTGAGTTTGAAAAACCGAGTTTATAGTAGTAAGTGTTTCTTACCAAATCACTACTATTGACTAGTGGTAAATTTTGAATAGAAACTGCGGATTCGTTAAACTGATCTCTCTTATATTTGAATCCATTCAATACATATGGGAATTCTGGTTCTCTAGTGTTTGCAAATGGACTTATAGAACTATTGGTGGCTTGAATTGTGCAGAAGTATGCATACACACCATCGGGATATTCTGGAGTTCTACAGAACCTACCATTGAATTCGTCTAGATCTCCACTTGCATTATAAACATAGTCCTCAATGAATGATCCATATGGAAATATAGATGTTGATGGTCTATTTCCTTTGTTTACAAGTTTATATCCAGAAACCATTCTCCTAACAGTTCCACCACTAGGAGTTCCATAACCATATGGGCCGTAAATCGGAGATCCATCATAAGCCCAACCAACAATAGGAGAGTGAGCAACAGTTGATTTTTCTGAGAAATCATCTTCAATATTGTCTTCAAGAATTAATCTCAGTTGTCTTGGGAGATATGTATTAATATATTTCAGTCCATAATTTTCGTTTTGACTTTGGACTAAAATACCATCATCATTTTCATTTATAGCTGGTCTATATTTTTTCAGTGTTGTTAGTTTCCACTCCTTTACCTTTCCATCAAGTTTAACTCCAGATCCTGCAGGGCGGACAACTACTGAGGTTGTACTTTGGACGTAATCTTTCCCAGTATCGCTAATAGTAACACTTGTAACGACTCCATTAGAGACATTGGCTACTAATTTTGCATACTTTCCTTCACCAGACACTGTGATTTTTGGTGGAGTCTGATATCCACCACCGCCAGATTTTACGAAAGCATTTACAATTTGACCATTATCGACAACAATATCGATTATCGCTCCAGATCCATTTGAAACAGTTACGTTTGGTTTTCTATGAACATTAATACAGTCTGTAGCTCCATAACCAGATCCAACAGAAGTCAAAGGACATTGTGTAATCTCACCAACACAAACTGGACGAAGTGATGGTGTCGAATATGCGGTATTTGCAACTCCACTTACAACATCAACACTAATATGAATATCTGGATATTTGAAAGTATGTGTTGATCCACCTACCGACTTCAAATTAATAAATTCTTGTTTATTAAGGAATGAAGTTGTTGATGTGGTGCCTATTCCGGCCGATGTTAATTTAAATTTATCTTCATCAACTCTAACGACATAATAATTTTGAACGGTGGATAATCCAGAGATAGGAGAATCCGATTTATATTCAACTAAATCACCCGTTCTAAATCCATGATTTTTGAAGAAGACATAATCATTTGATGTACTGATACCAGAATTAATATCTCCAATAGTAGTGTAATCTATGGGTGGATATGTTGAATTCGTGACTACGACTCTTCTATTAGAATATCCAGAACCACTGTTAGTAATTACAACACTATCAAGAACTCCACGATACTTAGTAGTTTTTACTGTATTAACACCAGCAGATGCACTGGTAAGATTAATTGGATTTATCCCATTTACAGCATCATCATATGATGACATAAATTGAACAGAATAGTCATCCTTTACATGTAAATAATAGATCGACTTATCTACTAATCCACCAACAGCTGCAAATCCAGTCGCCTTTTGGTAGAAAACTTCTTCTCCATTGTCGAAAAGGTGTCTATTGGGGAAAGTAATAGTATTTGTTGAAGTATTGACGCCACTATCTGGGTCAAATGTTCTAGTTGTCTGTTCTCTTCTTATTCTTGTTTCGGCTGTTGCACCAGATCCATTTCCACCAGTAATTGAAATAACAGGTGGTTTTTGGATGTCAAATCCACCAGATAATATCTCAATTTTTTCAAACTTTCCATTTTCTACTATTGCATATGCAGTTGCACCAACTCCTGTGATATCCGATATATTGATGTTCGGTGGGAACTTCACATCATAACCAGAACCACCATTTTGAACTTCTACTCCTGTTATTGGCCCATACCAAATAGAATCTCCAGATCTATTTGACATAATTTCAGTTCCATTCAGGAACATTCCAATAGATTCATTTTCAAGTGGCTTTCTATACTCGGGAATAGTATAGTTTCTTGGGAATTTCCTTAAGAAGTTTTGATGTTGAAGCTTTTTACCAGATAATTTTTCTGGAACAACTAAATGTGTTGTTCCACCAGAAGAAATATCTAAAAATCTTTTTACTAGTGCATCACCAGCACTTCTTGCAAGTTTTATAGTATTATCATCAATTTTAACAACTGCATATGTTGTATTTGTGGATAATCCAGTAACAACGGTCAATCCGATGCCCGTTGGTTTATAATTGACAAGTTCTCCAGTCAAAAATCCATGATTTGATATAGTAATTGAATTACTAGAGATATCTGAAGAACTAAAGGTTTTTCTGCGATCAGTTGCATATATTTTGAATGATGGGAGACTTCCAGAGGCTACATAAACGTTCTCATCCGATTTATCGGTGTACGTATTCTGGACATTAGAAATAAAATCACTAGTTTTTACAAATGAATTATTACTAGAAGCAAATAATAAATTTTTCCTTACTTTGTAAACTCTTGAAACTGATAAAGTTCCACTTATAATATCAATCTGGAAGGAATTATTGTTTACTACCTTTGTTACTGTTGCCTCCACATTTGAGGCTATGTTTGAGGTCTGATCCAACAAAGTTACACTATCACCAATTCTCAATAAGTGAGGATCTATTGTGTTGATAGTATTTGTGACCAAATCAATATTAGATTCATTTTTGAAAACATCTACAGATACTTTAGATACTGTTTTAATGTTATGAATCCAAGAATTTAGTCTGTAGTCTACATTACTACTATAATTACCAAGATTTTTTGCAAAAATAGAATCATTTTCTAAGAAGTAACTAAATTCATCAATATCAGTACTATTAATGACGGCCGTCAATCTGAAAAATACAGGTTTTGATAAATTACCATCCTCATAAGAATAAACAAGATTTGAAGATCTGACCAAAGTATTATCAGAGTGTGCAGAAGAAATTCCACTCACTCCAAAAAACTGTGTGGAATTTTTACTCTTGTAGGTTGCGATTCCTACAGTAAGACCTGCACCAACATAGAAAGTTCCACTGTCGGGGAATCCAATAGTGGAGTCTACGTTAAGAACCGTACTGCCAATGGAAATATTCTTACTTAATCTCGTGGATCCCGTAATATCAAAATCACCCTTAAGAGTAGATTTTGCTAAACTTAACGTATAGTATATTTTTCCATTTCTATCTGTGGTTTTAACATTAAAGATAGAACCTTCAGAAAAATCATTACCAACCTGTTTTAATGGTTGACCAACAACCTTAGAAGGATCCCCACTGACTGATTCTACAACTAAATCTCGTGTGGCTACAAAATCAGCATCAGAGGGAGCAATCAAATAATCAATGGGTTTTATTACATCAACATCTTTATTGTAAAGAATTCCAAAAAGAATTTTTACTGCTTCGTCAGTACCTTTAGATGAGTAAAAATCCTTAGCCTGTCTTAAAAAGTTTGCTTTATCTACGGAAGATACGATTTCCCTTTCTTCAAATCCTGGCAAGAACAGTTCTTTTGTCTTTTTCCAGAATTCCTGTAAGAAAAGATTACTTAAATTTATTACTGGACTTGATGTAGAATGTTCTTCAAGTGATGTAGAACTAAATTCTAAAAACTCTGTATTAATATCAGATTTGATTTTATCAATACCACTAAAACCTCTAATGCAATCTACAAATGAAGTTTCAGTTTTTGACTTATAAGTGATAATTTCATTATCAA